CGCCCGCTACGCCCTCCTCGAGGCCGCCGCCGACTGGCACCAGCGCGCCGGCACCCTCCTCGCCGCCGCCGACGTCAACCAGGCCAGCCTCGACGCCGCCCGCCGCACCCGCGACGCCCTCCTCTCCATCCCGACAATGCTCGCCCCGCAGCTCCTCGGCATCACCGACCAGCGCCAGGTCGAGCACCGCCTCAAGTCCGCCATCACCGACGCCCTGAAAGGCCTCACCACTGAATTCGCCGACCAAGCTGCCTGACGAAATCCTGGCCTCCCTCCCGGCGGCCGCCCCGGTCGTCTACGCCGCCTGGGCCAGCGGCCTCGCCCCAGACCCCATCCGCACCGTCGACCAGTGGGCCGACTCCGAACGCATCGTCGCCGCCGAATCCGGCTCCCCCTGGCCCGGCCGCTGGATCACCGACCGAGCCCCCTACCTTCGCGAGCCGATGCAGGCGATGTCCCTCGCCCATCCCGCCCGCCGCGTCTCCATCCAGAAGTCCGCCCAGACCGGCTTTTCCGAATGCGGCCTCAACCTCATCGGCCAGGTCGCCGCCGAAACGCCAGCCCCCGTCCTCGTCCTCCTCCCCTCCCACGACGAAGCCAAGAACTACAACCGCTCCAAGCTCCAGCCGATGATCGACGCGAGCCCCGCAGTCCGAGGCAAAATACGCGACCTGGTCAGCCGCGACGAATCCGGCTCTACCCTCCTCTTCAAACGTTTCCCAGGCGGATACCTAGCAATCGTCGGCGCCAACTCCTCCAAGAACCTCCAGATGCGGTCCGCCCGCGTCCTCATCAACGACGAGATCTCCGAGTTCCCCACCGACGTCGACGGCCGCGGTGACCCGATCGCCCTCGCCGAACAACGCCTCACTATGTTCACCGGCCGCGAGAAGATCGTCGACATCAGCACGCCCGCCCTCAAGGGCTCCTGCCGCGTCTCCGACCTCTACGAACGCTCCTCCCGCGGCCGCTTCATGGTCGCCTGCCCCCACTGCGACACCCGCCAGGCCCTCGAATTCGAAAACCTCCGCTTCGACGAAGCCGACCCGTCCAACGCTTGCTATCACTGCCAGGCCTGCGGCGCCGCCATCGACCAGCGCCACAAGGCCGACATGCTCGCCGCCGGCATCTGGGTTCACGAACGCCCAGAGCTGATCGAGATCCACGCCGGCTACGCCATCAACGCCCTCTATTCCCCGGTCCTATCCTGGACCGAGGTCGCCGCCAAATACCTCGATGCCCGCGAGAAGGGCACGATGAAGGTCTTCACCCAGCAGGTCCTCGGCCTGCCCTACGAGGAAAAGGGCGAAGCCCCCGACCACGCCCTGCTCTACCGCAAGCGCGAGCCCTACCCGCTCCGACGCCTCCCGCCCGAAGCCCTCTTCCTCACCGGCGCCGCCGACGTCCAGGGCGACCGCCTCGAATGGTCCGTCTACGCCTGGGGCGCCGGCCTCACCGCCTGGCTTGTCGACACCGGCATCATCCTCGGCCAGCCCACCGCTCCCGCCACCTGGCGCCAGCTCGACGAGATCATCGCCCGCCACTACGAGGACGCCCGCGGCCGCCAGTGGCCGATCGACGCCTTCGGGGTGGACTCAGGCTTCAGCTCGCACGACGTCTACCGCTGGGTTCACCGGCACCCCCGCCGCGAAGCCGTCTTCGCCCTCGACGGTCGCGGTGACCCTCTCGCCCCGCCGCTCGGCACGCCCAAGAAAGTCGACATCGACTTCGGTGGCCGCAAGATCGGCGCCACCCTGCTCTGGCCGGTCGGCACCCACGGCCTGAAACTGGAACACTACGCCGCCGTCCGCCGCACCATCGAAGCCGACGGGCCCGACGCCATCCCCCGCGGTGGCCTTCATCTGCCGGACCAGGTCACCGACGACTACTGCCGCCAGCTCGTCTCCGAGTTCCTCGCCTCGATCGCCACCCGCGCCGGCGTCGCCAAGCGCGAATGGCGCAAGATCACCGGCACCCGCAACGAAGCCCTCGACGTCGCCGTCTACGCCCGCGCGCTGGCGCATCACCTATCCGACAGCCTCACCCCGGCCGAATGGGCCGCCCTCGCCGCCCGCCGCGCCGCCGAACCGGAACGCGCCCAGCTAGACCTCGCCGCCCTCTGGTCCGACCGCTTCGGCGACGCCACGCCGCCCGCCACGACGCCGCCGGCACCGGAAGAACCCCGTCCGGCGGCCCCGCCGCCCGCCTTCATCCCCCGTCGCCAAGGCTGGCTCCCGCGCGGCGGAAGCTGGCTCAACCGCTGAGGCACCATGGCCTTCTCGCAGTCCGACCTCGATGCCGTGAACACCGCCATCGCCACCGGCGCGATGCGCGTGCGGTTCGGCGACGGCCGCGAAGTCCAGTACCAGTCCGGTGCCGACCTGCTCCGCGCCAAGGCCGCCATCGAGGCCGAGCTCGATGCCTCCAGCGCATCGCCGCCGTCCCGCATGACCCGCGTCGTCTTCAACAACGGCAAGAGCGCCTGGTGATGAACCTACTCGACCGCGCCATCGCCGTCATCTCGCCGCAGGCCGCGCTTGATCGCGTCCGCGCCCGCGCGCAGATCGCCGTTGTCGCAAAAAACACCCGAGGTTACGAGGCGGCGTCCCGCACCAGCCGCACCCAGCGATGGTCCGCCGGTGCACGCGGCCCGGTGCTGGAAATCCAGGCCGCCCGCGCCCTTGTCCGCGATCGTGCCCGCGACCTCGTCCGCAACAACGCCTGGGCCGGCCGTGGCCTTGACGTCATCGTCGCCAATCACGTCGGCACCGGCATCCGCCCGCGCGCCAACAGCGGCAACCCAGCCCTCGACAAGACGATCAACGAGGCCTGGAAGCGCTGGGAAGAATACGCATCGCCGACGTCCGATCTCGACGTCTATGGCGTCCAGGCTCTCGCCGCCCGCACCCGCAGCGAATCCGGCGAGACGCTGATCCTGATGCCGCCCAGCAACCCGCGCCCCGGCATCGTCCCGCTGCAGCTCCAGGTCCTCGAGCCGGACTGGCTCGTCGAGGATCACTCGGCATCCGTCATGCCGTCGAGCCCCGTCCGCGAAGGAATCCGTTTCAACGAGGACGGCACGCGCCTCGCCTACCAGCTCTACCGCTTCAACCCCAACGACTTCTGGCAGGCCGGCCGCAACGACTGGCGCGAGGTCCCCGCCGGCCACATCGCCCATCTCTACCGCGTCGACCGGCCCGGCCAGCTCCGCGGCATCAGCGACTTCGCCCGTGTCATGCTGCGCCTGCGCGACCTCGACGAGTATCACGACGCCGCGCTGATGGCCGCCAAGATCCAGGCCCTGCTCGGCGTCTTCGTCACCCAGAACGGCGGCCCCGCCGGCTCCACCCTCGGCGCAGCCTCGACCGACGCCGCCGGCGACCGCCTCGAGGAACTCACCCCGGGCATGATCGGCTACCTCCGGCCGGGCGAAGACATCAAGTTCATGGCCCCGGAAAACCAGGGGCCCTTCGACGCCTACACCAAGGTCATGCTCCGCGCCATCGCCGGCGGCCTCGGCCTCACCTACCACCAGCTCGCCTCGGACCTGTCCGACGCCAACTATTCCAGCCTCCGCGCCGGCACGAACGAGTTCCGCCTCAAGGTCGAGCAGGATCAGTGGCTGACGCTGATCCCGAAGCTCTGCAACCCGATCTGGAACCGCTTCATCGCCCAGGGCATCCTCTCCGGCATCTTGCCGACCCAGGCGGAAAACTGCCTCGCCAACTGGGCGCCGCCGCGGGCGCAGATGGTCGACCCGAACCGCGACACCTTGGCCCTCGTCGCCCAGGTCCGCGCCGGGCTGAAGACCATGCAGCAGGCCATCTCCGAGATGGGCTGGGACCCGCACGAGCAGGTCGCTGAAATCGCCAAGTTCAACGCGCTCGTCGATCAGTCCGGCGTCATCCTCGACACCGACCCGCGCCGCATCACCGGCGCCGGAGCTCCGAACGACCCCAAGCAACTCGCCGCGATCGAGCTCGGCACGAAAGGAACCGCGAATGCCTGAAGCCACGCTCGCCACCCGCCCGGCGCACGACGCCGGCTATGTCCGCGCCGCCTTTCAGCCCGGCAGCTGGAACGCCGACAGCCGCACCGTCGACGTCGTCTGGACCACCGGCGCGCCCGTCATGCGCCGCGATTGGATGACGGCCGACCCCTATCAGGAGCTCCTCGACGTCTCCCCCGAGGCCTGCGACCTCGCCCGCCTCAACGCCGGCGCCCCGGTGCTCGACACGCATTCCAGCTACGAGCTCTGCAGCGTCATCGGCGTCGTCGAGCGCGCCAGCATCGCCAACGGCCAAGGCCTCGCGACGATCCGCCTGTCGGATCGTGAGGAAGTGGCCGGCATCTGCCGCGACGTCGCCAACGGCATCATCCGCAACATCTCGGTCGGCTACCGCGTCGACCGCTGGGACATCCAGAAGGCCACCGCCGACGCCTGCGAGAAGCGCACGGCCGTCGCCTGGACCCCCTACGAGCTGTCGCTCGTCCCCATCCCCGCCGACGCCGGAGCGCAGACGCGCGCCGCGCCGGCGCCGGAGCCTGCGCCTATCCCTTCCACCCCCGCGGCAACCGCCGCCCCTGAGGAGCCTGTCATGGACCAGAATCAGTCCGAGACCCGGGCGGCGCCTTCCGCGTCGCCGATCGACCCCGCCGCCATCATCGCCGTCGAGCGCCAGCGCATGGCGGACCTCGCCGTCATCGCCCGCCAGGCCGGCCTCGGCGCCGAGCGCGTCGAGAAGTGGTTCGCCGACGGCACCACGGTCGACCAGGCCCGCGCCGCCGCCCTCGAGGACGTCGCCGCCAAGCGGGAGGCCCTCGCCCCGGTCCCGACCGCCTCCGTCGCCATGATCCGCGACGAGCGTGACACCCTGGTCGCCCGCATGACCGACGCCCTGACGGCCCGCCGCATGCAGAACGACGCCGCGCTTTCGTCCCTCCCCGAGGCGACGCCGGCCGAACACGCCCGCGAGTTCATGGACCTCGGCCTCCACGGCATGATCCGCGAGATCGCCATCCGCTCCGGCGTTCGCGACGCGCACCGTTGGTCCGGCATGCGTCTCGCCGACTGGGCGCTCTCCTATCGCGACGGCTCGGCCATCTCGTCGAGCGACTTCTCGGCCATCCTGACCAACTCGACCAACAAGTTCCTCCGCGCCTCCTATGGCGCCTTCCCCGCGACGTGGCGGGGCTGGACGCAGGAATACGACGTCGCCGACTTCAAGACGATCACCTCGGCGGGCATCGGCAACTTCCCGGAGCCGCAGAGCTTCCCCGAGGGCGCGCCGGTCCCGGCCTACCAGTTGCCGGACGAGGGCGAGACCTTCGCCGTCGCCGAACGCGGCCGCCTGGTGCAGCTCTCCCGCATCGCCATCGTCAACGATGACCTGCGCGCCATCGACCGCTCGATTCGCTCGGCCGCCCTCGGCGGTTACACCGCGCTCCGCCGGGCCGTCTTCGGAGCGCTCACCGACAACGCGAACATGGCCGATGGCACCGCGCTCTTCGCCACCGGCCACAGCAACCTCGGCACCGCCGGCACCATGACCAGCACGACCGTTGCCGAGCTCATCAAGCTCCTCGACGAGCAGACCGGCGTCGATGGCCAGCCGCTGCCGCCGTCGATGTCGTCCGCGCTGCTGGTCGCGCCCTCCAAGCGCCGCACCGCGCTCGAGCTGACGACCTCGCTGATCGTCCCGACCGCCTCCGGCAACGCCCTGCCGATGGCCTTTCGCGACATGATCGAGGTCGTCGTCGATCCGTTCCTCAAGACCGGCAACGATCCTTACTACCTCGTCCGCAAGGACGTCCCGCTGATCGACATCGCCTATCTCGCCGGCGATGGCCGCGTCCCGGTCGTCTCCTCCGAGACCGAAATCGAATACACCGGGATCACCTGGCGGATCATGTTCAACTTCGGCGTCAAGGCGACCAACTGGCGCTCCGGCGCCGCCAACCTCGGCTGATCGCCGCCGATCTCGTCCCCTCTCCCGGCGGCGGCAGCGCCGCCGGTTCACCCAGCAAGCGAGGTTCACCATGGCCACCAACAAGATCAACGACGGCGACGTCATTTCGATCGTCGCCCCCTATGCCGTCGTCTCCGGCCGCATCGTCCTGCTCGGCTCCAACGGCTTCGGCGTCGCCATCGCCAACGTCGCCTCGGCGTCGAACGCGGCGATCGCCACCCGCGGCACCTTCTCCTTCCCCAAGGCCTCCGGCGCCAGCACGTCGATCGCTGCCGGCGGCTACGTCTACTGGGACAACACCAACAACAAGGTGACGGTCTCCGCGACCTCGAACACCAAGGTCGGCATCGCCACGGTGGCGGCCACCAACAACGACACGACGGTCACTACCCGCCTCAACGGGTCGTTCTAAGCCCATGGCCGTCACGAACGGCGCGCCGGTGGTCGTCGCGGATACGACGGTCACCGGCATCATGGTCGCGACCCCGATGTTTGGCGGCATGTGCTACGACAATTTCGTGCATGGCATGCTGGACCTCCAGCGCGAGTTGCACGACCGCAAAATCCGCAACCTGTTCTGGACCACCCGGAACGAGAGCGACATCAAGCGGGCGCGCAACCGGGCCTTTGCCGAATTCATCGCCTCCGGTTTCTCGCATCTGGTCTTCATCGACGCCGACATTGGCTTCGAGGCCAACGACGTCCTCCGCCTGGTGGCCCACGACCGCCACTATGTCGGCGCGACCTACGCGAAGAAGAACCGCGAGAAGACCGACTTCGCCGTCGTCCCGCTGGAGCGCGCCCGCCGCCTCCGCACCGGCCTGGTCGAAGTTGCAGCCCTCCCTGGCGGCTTCTTCTGCCTGTCCCGTGACATGGCGCTGCGGATGTATGAGGCCTATCGCGAGCTCCGCTATCAGGTGGCGCCGGCCGAGTCCAAGGGCGAGGACGCCGAGCTTTTCCTCGTCGACGTGTTCGGCTCGATCATCTGCCCGGAAACGCGGACGTACTGGTCGGAGGACTACGCCTTCTCCCGCCGCTGGCGCGAGATGGGCGGCGACGTGTTCCTCGATCCCTGGATCACGCTGGAGCACTCCGGCACCTCGATCTTCACCGGCGACCCGCGCACCATGTTCTGGCCGCTCGACGCCAATGGTGAGCCCGAGCCGATGGACGCCGCCCCGGTCGTCACCGGCCTCGCCCCGGTCGTCAAGCTCGCCACCGGCGCCGACAAGCCGAAACGCCGCCGCGCATGACCGTCTTCGACACCGCCCTTCGCACGCTGCACGCCGACGCCAACCTCGGCCAGGCCGCCATCTGGCGCGCCGGCGGCAAGGGGCCCGGCGTCTCCGTCCGCGTCGTGCGCGGGGTGGTGGATGAGGACACTCTCGTCATGCAGGACGTCGCCGTGCGCCGCGACATGCTGCACGTCGCCGTCTCCGCCGCGGCCGAGGTGCAGAAGGACGACAGCTTCACCATCCTCGACAGCAACGGCAGTGAGATCGAGCGCGTCGTTGTCACCGCCTCCCACCTCGACCCGGCCGGCGTGACCTGGGTCTGCAACATCCGGCGGATGTGATGAGCGCCCGCGAAACCGCCGTCCTGGCCCTCGCCGCCCTCCTCCAATCCACCGGCGCCGACGTCTGGCGCGACACCGACGTGGCCCGCCCCGTCCCGCCCGAAGGCCTGATCCAACTCTCCGAAGGAGAGGATCAGGTCGAGGCCATCTTCTCGCCTCTCCGCTGGCTCCACGAGCTGCCGTGCGAAGTCATCATCACCGTCACCGCCAACGACGAGCCGACGCGCGACGAGCGCATGGACAGCATTCTCGGCACCCTCGGCGACCTCATCACCGCCGACCGCACGCTCGGTGGTGCGGTCGACCATTGCGAGCCTGGCCCGCCCAGCTTCCAGGCCGCCGAGATCGACGGCGCCGGCAAGTCGGCCCGGCTGACCATCACACTCTCCTTCGTCTCCGACGACACCGCCCTCTCCTGAAAGGACCTGGCCATGGCCATCTCTCCCCGTGCGCGCGGCACGTCCGCTCAGTTGGCCTACAAGGTCGAGACCACCGTCGGCACAGCCGCCACCGGCAACTATGCGGTGATCCCGTTCACCTCGTTCGAGCTGACGCCGTCCCGGCCCCTGGTGGATGATCCGGCCCTCTCCATGGGGTATGGCCGCCGCCCGGCGCCTACCTATTACGACAAGCAGGAAATTCGCGGGACCGGCGTTTTCCCGATTGGCACTGGCAACATCGACCACTTGGCGAACCTCCTGGCCGGTCCTGTCGTCACGTCGGGCACGACGGTCGATACCTACACCTTCGGCGGCACGCCGGTCTCTGGCTCGTTCGAGTTGGGGTTTCTCGACGTCGCCGACTACTGGCTCTACACCGGCGTTCACGCCAACGGCTTCACGCTGGGGTTTGGCACGAACGGGTCTGTTCAGATTTCTGTCCCGCTGATCGGCATGGGCACGACCGCCATGTCCGGCACCACGAGCGCCGGTACCGTCACCACGGCGAGCCCTGGTTTTCTGCGGTGGATCGGGTCGACCTTCCTCATCAACTCGGCCGCCGTCGGCAACATCACCGCCGGCACGCTCACCGTAAGCAACGGCCTCGATCCCGTCTACACGATGGACGGGGCCACCACCGGCGGCCCGTCCGGTGTGGACGGCGGTTTGATGTCCGTCGAGGGCAGCGTCACCGCCCGCTACGACGGCAACACAATCGACGGCTATGCCCGCGCCGCCACCTCCTATCCCGTGGCGATTTCCATTCCCATCACCGGCGGCTTCGCCCTCAGCTTCAACGTCGGTCAGGCCAAGTTCGAGCAACCCAGCAAGCCAGTCCCCGGCCCCGGCGGCGTCGAGCAGACGATCAAGTTCAAGGCCGAGTATGACGGCTCGCCGGAGTTCTTCACCATCACGCGGACGCGCTGATGCTGCAGCTTCTCCGCTTCCCCGAGCCCTACTGGCTCGACCTGCCGGACGGCGTGCGGGTCAAGGTCCGTCCTCTCTCCGCCGCCGTCCTCGGCGCCGCCGAAGCCTCCGCCCGCCGCCAGCTCGCCGGCCTCTTCGCCGAGCACCAGGAGCGCATTGCCACCAGCGCCCCGACCGACGACTTGCCGGACGTGTTCGACGACGACACCCGCCGTGGCCTGCTCGCCTCCTACCTCGCCGCCGGCCTGGCCCGCCACGGCATCGTCGCATGGGAAGGTATCGGCGCCGGTGACGAGGCGGCACCTGTCACGCCGGAGAACGTCGCCCTCTTCGCCGCCATGCCCATCGGCCTGCGCTTCCTCGAAGCCTACGAGACCGCCGTGGCCGGGATCACCGCCGAGGGAAACGCATCCGCGACCACGCCGCATGGTTCTTCGGACGTGGTCGCGACTACTGCAGCCGTTGCCCCCGAGACTGCCCCGCCTGCCCTGGCGGGCTGACCCAGCCGGCCACGGCCGAGGGACAGGCCTTCATGCGGGCGGCGATGGCCTGCATCCGGGGCGGCATGGCTGGCCCCGAAATGGACGTCTCTGGCCTCGTCGCCCTCGCCAGCGCGAACGGCGTCCCCGCCGAGGCCACGACGATGTGGCTCACCAGCTTCCTCGCCGGGATGCACACCGGCCGCGATGAATTGAAGGAGGGCACCCATGAAGATCGCGGCGACGGTTGAAGGTGGCTCTCCGAAGCAATGGTTCGACCTCACCGGCCGCGCCCTCGCCAAGGCCATCACGGCCGGCGTCACGGGCGCGACCGAGGGCATCAAGCAGGATCTGCGCCGCCAACTCACGGCCACCGGCAGTAAGGGCATGGCCCGCTTGCAAGGCGCCATCCGGTCCGAGGTCTTCCCCAAGCCGCCGCGCTACTCCCCCGCCGCCGCTGGCCGTGTGGCTGCCCATGGCGCCGAGGCCGAGAAATATTTCACGGCGTTTTCGGAAGGCCCGGTCATCACTCCGCGCGGCAAGGCCCTGGCTGTCCCCCTGCACAACTTTCGCGGCCATGACGGCAGTTTGCTCGGCCCGAAGTCGGCGTTCTTCGCCGGCCGGATCCGCTACATCCCCGCCCGCGCCCGTTCCGGCACCAACGTCGGCGTGCTCGCCGTCCCCGCCACCGGCACGGCGAGCCAGAAGCGCCGCCAGCGCAACACCGCCGGCCGCAAGGCGATCAGCCGCACCCTCGCCGACGAGGGCCTCGTCCCCGTCTTTGTGCTGGTGCGGACGGTGAAGCTGCCGAAACTCCTCTCCCCCGAACAGACCGCCGCCGTCTGGCATGACCGGCTCCCCGGCCTGATCCAGACCGCCATCAACGCCATGGAGCCGAACTGATGGCCGGCGAGAAGAACTTCAAGGTCCGGCTCTCCGTCGAGGGCGCCGAGCAGATGATGGCGGCCTTCCGCTCGGCGGCGGGCCAGTCGGAGGAGATGCGCAAGGCGTTCGACGCCCTGGTGCAGTCCTCGCCGACGCTCGCCTCGTCGCTCGACCGCGCTGGCGCCGCGGCGGCGGATACGGCGCGGAAGATGCGCGGCGAGGGCGTGGCCGGCGCCAACGAGCTCTCCCAAGCCCTCAAGCGCACCACTGAGGCCGGCCGCGAGATGGCCACCGGCGCCACGACCCTCGGCGCCATCCTCCAGGGCGCGGCCTTCGGTGGCGCGGCCGGTGCCGCCGCAGCCGCGATGGCCGCCCTTGCCGATGCCGTCTCGCGCGCCAGCAAGGCCATCCCCGAGGCCGGCGACGCCTACAAGCTGATCGGCGCCCGCCTCGAGGCCGCCACCGGCTCGGCCGCCTCGGCCTCGGCCGTCATGGGCCGCCTCAAGGAAATCTCCGCCCAGACCGGCAGCAGCCTCAACGATAGCGCGCAAGCCTTCGGCCGCTTCTCCGTCGCCGCCCGCGACCTCGGCGCGTCGAACGGGCAGGTCCTCAACCTCGTTTCCGGCCTCCAGAAATTCGCCGTCATCTCCGGCGTCGAGGCGCAGCAAGCCGCCGCCGCGACGATGCAGTTGTCGCAGGCCCTCGCCTCTGGCCGGTTCCAGGGCGATGAACTGCGCTCCGTCATGGAGAACATGCCGCAGCTCGCCGAGGCCCTGGCCAAGCAGCTCGGCGTCAGCACCGGCCAGCTTCGCCAGATGGGCGCCGATGGCAAGCTGACCTCCGACGTGGTGTTCCCCGCGCTGCTCCGCGCCGTCGAAGGCATCGACGAGAAGTTTCAGCGGATGCCCGGCAACATGGGCCGGTCCATGAACGCGGCCAAGGTGGCCTTCGACGACATCCTCGCCGCGTTCGACAAGGCCTACGAGTGGTCTGACAAGATCGCCCGCAAGTGGGACGCGATCGCCGACGCGCTGAAATCCTTCCGCACCAGCGCCTTCCCCACGGTCGGCGAACGCCTCACCGCCGGCCGCGACGCCGCATCCGCCGACCTGGCCCGCCTGGAAGCCGAGGCCGGGAAGGACCGCGCCAATGGCCTGACCCCCGGCGTCAATGGCTTCATGCTCGGCGGCGTCACAGACGAGCAGTTGAACCGCGCGCGCGCCGCCGTCCGCGCCTGGGAAACCGAACTCGCTAACTTCCGCCGGGAGAACCGCGAACTTTCCCGCGCCGAACTCGACGACAACCGCAGCAACGGCGCCTCCGGCACCCTCAGCGGCGCCAAGGCCGAGGCTGACGAGTGGCTAAAGGCCCACGACAAGATCGCCAAGGCCAAGGCCGAAGACAACGCCGCGCTGGCCAGCATCGACAAGCACGAAGGTGTCGGGTCGATCTCGTCGGAGGAGGCAACCCGCCGGCGTGCGGTGGCGCTGGACGAATACAACGAGGCCCTGAAAAAGACGGCCGGCACCACCAAGCAAACAGCCGACAGCACCGACATCCTCGCCGAGGCGATGGACAAGCTGCGTGCCAAGGATGACGCGCGCTTCGCCAGCATCGAAACCAGCCTCGACCCCTACGCCGCCGCCCTCAAGCGCCAGGCCGACGCACTCGAAACCCTCGCCGCCGCCGAAACCGCCTATGCCACATCCGGCGGCGAGCGTGGCCTGTCGCCGGCCCGCGCCGCGGAACTCCGCACCAACGCCACCGAGCGCTACACAAAAGAGATCGAGGGCATCAACAAAAAAGCCGACGACACCGGCCGCGCCTTCGACCAGTTCTTCTCGCGCGCCACCAGCGGCTTCGAGGACGCCATCGTGAAGGGCAAGTCCTTCGGCGACGTCCTCAAGGGCCTCGAAGGCGACATCCTGCGCCTCATCCTCCGCATCACCGTCCTCGACCCGCTCTCCAAGTCCCTCTCCGGCGCCTTCTCCGGTGCGGCCGGTGGCGGGCTCTTCTCCGGCGTCGGTGGCGCGATCTCGTCGGGCTTCTCCTGGCTCACCGGCCTCTTTGGCTTCGCCGATGGCGGCGTGATGACCTCGGCCGGCCCGCTCCCCCTCAACCGCTACGCCGGCGGGGGCGTGGCCAACCGGCCGCAGCTCGCCATGTTCGGCGAGGGCAGCACCCCCGAGGCCTATGTCCCGCTCCCCGATGGCCGGTCCATCCCCGTCGCCATGCAGGGCGGTGGCGGGATGAGCATCACCCACGCGCCCGTCTTCAACATCACCAGCAACCTCGGCCCCGACCAGCTCCTCGCCGTGGTCAACATGGCCAGCAACCGCGCGCGCAGTGACCTCGTCGCCGAGATCAACCGCGGCGGCGGGTTGGCGAAGACGGTGGGGCGCCGTCGATGACCGTCCTGACCTTCCCGACGCTCTCCCGCGCCCCCTCGGCCTCGCGCTGGGGCCTCGTCGCGCAAACCCAGACCTTCGTCTCCCCCTTCACCGGCGCCGCCCAGACCCTCAGCCGGCCGGGCGACCGATGGGCCGCGACGCTGGAGTTCGCCTCCCTCTCCTACGCCGACTGGCGCATCCTCGGCCAATTCGTCGCCCAGCTTCGCGGCCAGGCCGGCCGCTTTACTTTCTCGCCGACGTGGGTGGCGCCGAGGTCAGCCCTGACGGTCGGCACGCCCCTCGTCAACGGCGCGAGCCAGACCGGCAGCACCCTCGCCATCGACGGCGCCACCCTCAGCGCCACGATCGCGAGCAAGGGCGACTTCTTCTCGTTCAACGACGCCTCCAGCCGCAAGCGCCTCCACATGCTCACGGCCGACGCCACCACCAACGGTGCCGGGCAGGTCACGCTCGCCATCGCCCCGCCGCTGCGGTCGAGCCCCGCCGACAACGCCGCCCTCGACTTCTCCACGCCGGGCGCGGTGTTCATGCTGACCAGCGACGATGGCGGGCAGTTCGCCTTCGACGGGGCGCGGCCGGACCACGCCGGCGGGTTCCGGGCTGCCGTGTCGCTGGACATCGTCGAGGCCCTGCTATGAGCCGCGACATCGCCGCCGCGACCCTCACCGCCATCACCGGCGAGGTCGTTACCCGCGCCGTCGCCGTCGAGATCACCTTCGACAGCGCCCCCGTCCGTGCCACTTCCGCCCCATTCACCATCACCCTCGACGGCGACGACTATCTCGGCGTCGGCGAGCTCGGCACGATCAGCGGCATCGACGAGACGGGCGAGATCCAGTCCACCCAGATCACCCTCTCGCTCACCGGCATCCCGCGCGACCAGATCGACACGGTGATGGCCGAGCCGACCCAGAACCGCGCCGTCGTCGTCTATGAAGTCGCGCTCAACCCCTCGACCATGGCCGTCATCGGCGACCCCATCGCCGTCTTCCGTGGCCGCATCGACACCATCGACATCACCCTCGGCGACACGGCCACGGTTGCGCTCACTGTCACCAACCGCCTGGCGGATTGGGAACGGCCGGCGAATTCCCTCTACAGCGACGAAGAACAGCAGCGCCGCCACACGGGCGACCTCGCTTTCGAGTATGCCGCCGCGCTGGAGGGGAAACAGATACCGTTCCCGGCCAAGTCGTTTTTCGAGAAGAACCCGGGATGGTGACCCGCCCCCCCGACTGGCCCGAACGCCTCGACGCCTTCCTGGCCTCGCGCGCCACCATGCCCTTCGCCTGGGGCTCGCACGATTGCGTGACCTTCGCCGCCGCATGGCTCACCGCCCTCGGCCAGGAGATGATCCTCCCCACATGGCGCACCGAAACCGAAGCCGACGCCCTGCTCGACGAGCGCGGCGGGCTTCAACTCGCCGTGCAGGACATCCTCGGCCTGCCATCCGACCCAGCCTTCCTCGGCCGTGGTGACATCGCCCTCACCTGGGTCGGCGAGGATACCCCTCTCGGCATCTGCACCGGCTCCCGCGTCGCCCTCGCTGGCCCTGATCGCCTCATCTTCGTTCCCCGGCGCCTGATGCGCGTCGGCTGGAGGGTCTGATGCCCGCCGCAGTCGTCGCCGCCGCTGCCGGTAGCAGCCTTTTCGCCGGTGCCTCCGCCGCCATCGCCGGGGCAGCCCTCGGCCTCGCCGCCGGTGGCCTGCTCATCTCGACGGCCATGTCGTCGATGTCCAAGAAGCGCCCCAAACCGACCGCCGCCGACTCCTCCTCCGACCGCTTCCAGACCTTCCGCTCCGGCGTCGCCCCGCGCGCCGTCGTCTATGGCACGGCCCTCGTCACCGGCCCCGTCGTCTTCATGGCCTCGTCTGGCACATACAACGAATACCTTACGATGATCGTCCCGGTGGCCGGCCATGCCATCGAGGGCTATGACTACATCTGGGTCAACGAGTTCCGCATCCCCGTCGCCCACTGCTCCGCCGGCCCGGCTGGCACGACAGGCAGCGGCGCCGGCGGGGTGGCAGGCCTCAACGTCGCCGCCAACATCACGATCCCCAAGGGCACCCAGGCCGGCGATATCTCGTCCTCGCAGGTCGTCGCTGATCCGACCTTCCCGTCCTTCAACACCGGCGACCTCCGCATATTCGTTCGCGCCTATGACGGCACCCAGACCGCCGCCGACGCCCTCGCCATGGCCAACGCGCCGGCCGAATGGACGACGGCCCACAAGCTCCTCGGCTGCGCCTACCTCGTCGTCATGGTCCAGTACTCGTCGGACCTCATCCCTTCCGGCATCCAGACCATTTCGGCCGAAATCCGCGGCAAGGTCGACATCTACGACCCCCGCGACACCTCAACAGGCTACAGCACCAACGCCGCCCTCTGCGTCCTCGATTTCCTGCAATCCGATTTCGGCCTGGCCATCCCCGACAGCGAGATCGACGCCGACTTCTGGATCGCCGCCGCGAATACCTGTGACGAGGACGTGGCCACCAACCTCGCCGGCACTGAGACGCAGAAGCGATACACCCTCGACGGCACCTTCAAGCTCGACACCCAGCCGATCGACATCGTCGAGCAACTGCTCACCGCCTGCGCCGGCACCATCACCTACGTCTCCGGCCTCTACCGGCTCCACGTCGGCGCCTACGACACCCCCACCGTCGACCTGGACGAGGACGACTTTGCCGGCCCGATCAAGGTATCGGTGACCTGGCCGCGCGCGCAGCAGTTCAACGCCATCACCGGCACCTACATCGACCCCGCCCAAAACTACGCCGCCATCGCCTTCCCCCAGGTGAAATCCGCCACGTACGTCACCGCCGACGGCGAGACGGTCGAGACGAGCCTGACCTACCCCTTCACCCAGAACGCCGCCCGCGTGCAGCGCCTGGCCCGCCTCAACCTGCTCCGTCACCGCGTGGCCGGCCTCCGCGCTGAGGCCACCTTCAAGCTCGGCGCCCTCCAGGTGGCCGTCTGGGATGTGATCCGCCTCACCCACGCCGACTTCGGCTGGACGCTGCAGCCCTTCCGCGTCACCCGCTGGGGCTTCGACCCCGTCACCGGCCTCGTCAGCATCTCGCTCCAGGCCGAGGACTCCGCCGCCTATTCCTGGACCTACTCTGACGCCGCCGAGCCCATCCTCTCGCCGACCACCACCCTCGTCACGCCCCTCGAATTACCCGCCATGGCCGCGCCGACGCTCACGCCGGGCACCGAGACGAACGAGGATGGCACGATCATCCCCGTCATCGGCGTGGCATGGACCGCCGCCGCCTCGCCCTACGTCACCCATACCGAGGTCCAGTGGCGCCGCCGCGCCCTGCCGATCCTCAATTACACCTTGGGCTTCGGCAACCGCGCCTTCCGGTCCTTCACCACCGAAACAGTCTGGCAATCCCGCATCCTCGACGCCGAGAGCGACCACTTCACCATCCGCCCCATCCAGCCCGGCCTCTCCTACGATATCCGCATCCGCCCGATCGCCGGTTCCGTCCGCGGAGAATGGACCACCGGCGCCACGGCCGCCATGGGCAAGAACACCGGCCCCGGCAGCCCGACCGGCGTGTCGGCGACCGCTATCGTCGGCGGCTACACCGTCAGCTTCACCCGCCCCACCGACTACGACATCGCCGCCGTCGCCATCTTCGAAGACCTCGGCGCGGGCAAGGTCTACGTCGGCGAGACGCGCGGCAACGTCTACACGGCCAAGACCCCCCAGGGCGATTTCGCCGCCCGCACCGTCTACGTCACCGCCCGCAACACCACCGGCTACTACACCGGCGACACTCTGGTGGCCGCCTCGGCCACCTATGTCTCGGCCGGCAGCGTCACCCCCAAGCAGGCGCAGACGGCCGATATCCAGGCCAACGCCGTGACCTCGATCAGTTCCACCAGCTCGGCCACCGACCGCGCCAACTCCTCGGCCGCGTGGGAGGACGTGCTGACCCTCGGCACGATCAGCACCGACGCCGCCGACGTGATGGTCCTCCTGTGGCAGGCCAACGTTTCCAAATACGACAACGGCTCGGGCTCGGTAACAACCGGGTCTGGTTCGGAAATGAACGGGACCGACAATGGCTGAAGTCACCCTCGAATTGCGCCTCGTCCGCGTGAGCGGCGGCGTCACCACCGTCATCGGCAAGGTTCGCTCCGGCCAGGTCTTCCTCTCCGGCCATGAGACCGAGACGCCCGGTGCCGGCGACCACGTTTACAAGCTCCAGGCCAAGGACTCGACCTCGTATTACACGGGCAAGGTCTATGGCCGCACCCTCACCGCCATTCGCGCGAAACGATAGGTTGCAGCCATGACCGACAATCTTTCCACGTCCGACTATTCCGGCACGTCGCGGACGATGCGGGCCAGCGACGACGGCACCGCCCTCGCGCCGATCCACGTCTCGGAGATGGGCACCTCCTCGGCCAACTTCACCCGCCCGTCCAATGCTACGGCCTATACCGCGAACGACGCCGTCGCCAACTCGACCAGCGCCCCGACCGTCCTGACCTTCACCGGCATGGCGCGGATCACCGGCGGCGGCGGGCTCATCACCGGCGCCACCCTGCACATCGGCGAGAAGAACACCACCGCCGCCGAGTTCCACCTATGGCTTTTCGACACCTCGCCGACGCTGAACAACGACAACGACGCATTCGCCCCCGCGTCCGGCGACCTCGCCAACCTCGTCGGCATCGTCATCTTCTCCCCCACCAACATGTCCGACGCGACCGGCATGCGCGTCTATCAGGCGATCAACTGCCCGATCGCCTACCGCGCCGCCGCCACCGGCCTTTACGGCGTGCTCCAGACCCGCACCGCCTACACTCCGGCCAGCGCGGCGACCTTCCGCGTCAAGCTCCACGTCACCAAAGAGACCTGAGCGCGATGTATCGCATCTCGCACAAGCCGGGGGCGCCGCGCCGAGCCATCGTCTCGTGCCAGCAATTCTCCGTCTCGCTGTCGAGCGGCACCAGCAACACCGCCACCATCAACGCGGTCGACACCACTCGCTCGGTCATCATCCTGAGCGGCATGCACGGCAACAGCACCGTCACCGGCCGCATCCGCGGCCAGGCGGTGTTGACCAACAGCACGACCGTCACCGTCACGCGCGGCGTCTCGACCACATTGACGCTGGTGGTCAAGGGCACCGTCATCGAATTCGCCCCCTGGGTCGTCGCCTCCGTCCAGTCCGGCACCATCACGCCCGCCGCCGCCACCACCGGCACGGCGACCATTACCAGCGTCGACACCGCCCGCGCCGTTGTCCTCGACCAGGGGGCGGTATGCGGCGCCGCCGGCTCGGCGATCACCGGCTCCTTCGCGCAACTCACCCTCACCAACGCCACCACCGTTACCGCCAAGACCGGCGCGGCGGGCTCCAACAGCTTCGGCTTCTCCGTCGTCGAGTTCCGCCCCGGCGTCCTCGCCCAACTTGTGGCCGGCAGCCTCGACGCCACCAACACCAACACATCCGACACCGTCACCCTGGCCCCGAACGTCGACACATCAATGGCCGCGCTCCTCTTCGCGGGCATGCTCTCGTCGTCCAACAGCCTCGACGTCGGCTTCACCCGCGCCGCCCTCACCGATGGCTCGACCGTGACGCAGACGCGCACCACCGGCACCAGCGCCGAGCACGGCAGCGCCCTCGCCGTCGCGCAGCTTTCCCGCCGCGTGGTCCGCCGCATCCAGCGCGGCACCGTCAGCATCGCCGCTGGCTTCACCGGCACCGCCACGATCGAGGCCGTCGATACCAGCCGCTCCTATGTGATCCTCCTCGGCTTCTCCGTCGCCGCGGCCGCAACGCCGGATCAGGCCCTCCCGAGCCTCGCCCTGACCGCCGCCGATACCGTCACGGCCACCCTCGGCAGCGGCGGCACCGTCACCGCCTCCTTCGAGGTCGTCACCTTCTTCTGAGGACCGCCCATGTTCGCGCAATACGACATCGCCACCGGCACCATCGTCGCCACCCTCTCCGTCCCCGTCGACGACGCGGCCCTCGCCGCCATCGGCCGGGCGCAGATCGAGGTTGCCCCCGAGGTCAACGGCCTCACCCATCGCGTCGACCTTGAATTCGATCCCCCCGTCGCCGTTCCCGTCCAGGAGGCCTTCTGATGCTCCGACCCCTCGGCCGCGTGCTGCCCGCGCCGGTGCAGCGTTTCGACGACAAGCACCCGGACGCGATCGTTCGCCAGTCCATCGACCTCACCGACTGGCTCGCCGAGGTCGACGCCGACACCATCGACAGCGTCGACGTGACCAGCGACGGGGTGAACATCTCCGACGTCAGCTTCACCGGCGCGACCGTCGAATGGCTGGCCGCGGCCGGCACGAACGAAACCGACGCCGAGATCACCATCGTCACCACCGCCGCAAGCAACCGCATCGACGTCCAGACCTGGAATTGCTGGGTCTACGGCGCCGTCTCGGTTGCCGGCTTCTTCGCCGTCGGGCTCTCCGCCGTCGGCGGCATGTCCTATCTCGCCTGAGGACCCAGCATGGCCAACACCGACCCCGGCTTCAGCACCGGCGACCGTCCGACCGCCGCCGCATGGAACGCCGCCTTCGCCGGCAAAGTCGATGCCGATGACGGCGTGATGAACAGCGGCACCATCGAGGCCCCCGTCCTCATCAACACCCGCGTCTCGGCCGCCCTTCGCGCCCCCGGCTACGACGACGACACCACGCGCGGCTACAAGGTCGGCGACTACTGGCTCGACCAGAATGGCCGCATGTGGAAGGCCGACCAGGTCACGCCATTCGGCGTCTGGCGGCTCTACAGCACGCCGCCCTATCCCCTCGACGGCATCACCGCGCCGACATGGGCGAGCGGCACGCGGCGGCTCCTGTCGAGCTACACCGGCTATCTCTTCCGCATCCAGCGCGCCTCCGACAGCGCCACCCTCGACGTGGGGTATCTCTCCGATGGCGGGCCCGACGTGGCCGCGGCCGATGCCTTTGTCGCCGGTACCACCGGCCGCATCGTCCGCTTCTACGACCAGGCGGGGTCCGGCCTCTACGCCACCGGCACCATGACCAACGGCCCGCTCTGGGACCCCAGCAAGCCCCTCGTCGGCAAGACGCGCGGCATCAGCTTCCAGACCATCAAGAACACCATCGTCGGCGGCGCCTCGGCCGTTGACCACTACCTCAGCCTTCCCGCCGGCCTGTCCTGGGAGCCAAGCAACTCGACCATCCTCATGGCCGCCATCCAGAACCACAGCGGCACCCGCACCGACGAACACGGCCTCTTCTCCAACAGCACCGGCGCCTATGGTGTCGGGCAGTCGTACAATTCCGGCGAAGGCCCGCACGGCTACGGCTCCGGTGGCACGCTCGATACCCACCTGCCGACCTCGCCCCATGTCTGCGTCTTCGGCATCACCTCCAGCTTCCTCCGCCTCTGGTGCAACGGCGAGTTCGAGCAGTCCGGCACCACCTCCAGCACCACCACCAGCTCCGGCGGCTACATCGGCTATGCCACCACGCCCAAGGGCGCCCAGATGCAACTCGGGGCCTTCGTCATCTGGAGCGCGACCCAACTCTCGGTCAACAGCACCCCGCCGGCCGTGATTCCCAACGTCGAAGGCGCCTTCGGCATCCAGCGCCAGTTCGACGACATCGTCGCCGTCATCTCGGCCAGCGACGGCGCCGGCACCGGCACCACGACCGGCAGCAACTGGCCCTTGGAGGTCATGGCCCTCCTCCGCCCCGGCACGCGCGTCTTCAACCTCGCCAGCCACGGCGCCGACACCGGCGTCTCCCTCACCTACAAGGACGAGTTCCTCGGCCAGACCTATGCCATGTGCCGCGGCGCCGCCGCCCGCCGCTTCGTCGTGGCCTACACCCTCGTCGGCAACGACCTCACCACCAACACCCTCGCCGAGATCAAGGCCAACTATCAGGCCTACGCCACTTACGCGAAGGCCCTCGGCAGCAACGTCCGCATGATCGTCATAACGAAGACGACGCGCTGCGGCTGGGCGGGCGACACCGATGTCCTCACCAAGCTCGACGGCTTCAACACCTGGATCAGGGACTCCTACAACACCGCCATCGCCTCTGGTGGCGTCGGCGTCGACGGATACGCCGACATCGCCGGCAACCCCCTCATCAACGACGAGGACGCCGCGACGCCGACCATGTGTACGGCCTCCGTCTCGGTCGACGGCGTGCATCTGACGTCGGCGGGCCAGTCGCAGGTGGTCGGCCAGTTCGCCAAGGCCATCAACGCCATGCTCACCGACGCGAGCTAGGCCGTGCCCGACCTCGACGCCTCAGGAGGCCGCATGGAATTCGACGTTTCCCCGCAAACCATCGTCGGCGCGGTCGGCACCGCCATCGGCACCGGCGCCGGCTGGGTCTGGACGGTGCTGGGCGGCCGCATCAGCAAGGTCGAGCGCTCCAACGCCGTCGGCCTCGATCGCGTCGAGACCCGCGTGATGACGGAGATCCGGCGCGTCGAGGAAGCCGCCGACGAGTCCTTCCGGGACCTGTGGAACGAGATCACCCAGCACCGGGAGGCCGCGCACAAGTTCCGCGAATCCATGTCCGCCGCCGTCGCCGCCCTCCCGACCCGCGACGAGATGGAACGCATCATCACCCGCGCCACCGCTGGCCATAAGTAGGAGACCCCCATGCTCCCCCTCCTCCCCATCGCGCTGGAGCTGCTGCCGTCGATCGGCCGCTGGATCGCTGGCGACACCGGCGGCAAGGTCGCCGGCGCCGCCGCCGCCGCCATCCAGACCCTCACCGGCACCGACAGTCCCGACGCCGCCCGCGCCGCCCTCGCCGCCGACCCCGCGCTCGCCGCCCAGGTCCGCATCCGCCTCGCCGAGATCGAAGCCGAGCAGGACCGCGACCGCCGCGCCGCCGAGATCGAAAGCCTGAAGGCACACTTCGCCGACGTCGCCGGCGCCCGGGAACAGACTGTCGCCCTCGCCCAGGCCGGCTCCAAGGTGCAGTGGGCGCCGGCGGTCATCAGCGCCCTCGTCCTCGGCACGTTTGGCGTTGTCATCTGGACCGCGCTGACCCGTACCATGCCGGCGGGGAGCGAGACGATCCTCAACGTGGCGATTGGAACCTTGTCGATGATGGCGACCAGCGTGGTCGGCTACTGGGTCGGCTCCTCGGCGGGCAGCGCGAAGAAGACCGACCTCCTCTACCGCAGCACTCCCCAGGAGCCCGGCCGGTGATCCCCTACCTCGCCGCAGCCCTCGCGGCCGCTGCGCCCAAAGCCGACGCCGCGATCTGGCTCGCCCCGCTCAACGCCGCCCTCCCAGCCGCCGGCATCAACACGCCCCGCCGCGTCGCCGCCTTCCTCGGCCAATGCGCCGTCGAGGCCGGCCCGGCGTTTGAGGAACTGGCGGAGAATCTGTTCTACAGCACCGCCGGCCGCATCGTCGCCGTCTGGCCGCGCCGCTTCATGTCGGAAGCCGAGGCGCAGACCTACGTCGCCTCCCCCCGCCGCCTCGCCAACCGCGTCTATTCCTTCAAGCTGGGCAACGGCGACGAGGACAGCGGCGACGGCTGGCAGTTTCGCGGCTCCGGCCTCCTCCAGCTCACCGGCCGCGAGAACATCGGCCGCTTTGCCCTCGCATCCGGCCGGTCGCTCAGCGCCGAGCAGGCCGCCGACTGGCTCCGCACCCCCGAGGGCGCCGTCGCCGGCGCCGTCTGGTATTGGAACACCCGCAGCCTCAACGACCTCGCCGACACCTGGTCGATCGACGCCATCACCCTGAAGATCAACGGCACCGCCATGATGCACGCCGAGCAGCGCCGCGCCGCCTGCCAGCGCGCCCTCGACGCCATCTTCGCCGCCTCCGACACCACCGGCCCCGCCATCCCGACCGGCCTTCCCCCAACCGTCGCGCCGCCCCTGCCCGACCATGTTGCACAGCCGGCGAAAATGGTCCCCGCCCCCGACCACGAGGCCCGCGGCTAGTCGCGGGCGCCCAAGCTTCCGCAATGGTGCGGATGACGTGCCTACATCCATAAAGGAAAGACCCATGGATAAGGAAATTGCGCTGGAGAATGAGATCCAGACCAAGGGCCTCAACGCTCCCCGCCTTACTCCGGCGATGATCGACGCGACCATTGCTGGTGAAGACTACTATGTGTTCCCCGGCACCACGTTGACGGTCTGCGCGCTCAAGCTGCGTAATGGTTTCATCGTGACGGGAGAGAGCGCCGCAGCCAGCCCGGCCAATTTCGACGAGGCAATCGGCCGGAAGATCGCTCGCGAAAACGCGCGGGGAAAGATCTGGGCGTTCGAGGGATACCTGCTCCGAGAGCGGCTGTCTTCGGACTAAGACATCGGCTTCTCACAAGGCGGCGGCGCCGGCCAGCTCCGGCGCGGCGGCTGCCCCCGCCGAACCGGCGCGATCTCGCCCCGCACGTCCTCGAAATAGCACCGCGTAGCCGCACCCGCCGGCTGCGACCAGGCCGACCACTCCCCGCACGCCCTGCCCGAACGCAACTGGCTGTATGGACAGGCGCAGGGCCGCCCGGCGGCCTGATACTGGCGGATATCGTCGAGAATGACGGCGCACATCTGGTCAGCCGTCAGGCCGGCTTGAGCCCAAGCGAGGACAGGCGCCAGCAGGATCAGCAGGAGGAAAATGATGCGCATGGGGGCCAATAGCGCCACGCGCTGAAATCCGCCGTCAACGCCGCCAATCACGCCCGCCCGGGGAAACCCTGGCGGGCTTTTTCTTTTTTCAAAAAAAGAAGCAAAAAAACTTTTAGTCGTTTGTGCGAAAAAAGAACGCATCGGAACTGCGTGTCAGCTCCGTGCCAGTCCGCCGGTCCCTGGCGGTCCCCTGGGGTCCGATTCGTTCCCCGCCCCCGGGCCCCATCCACTGGGGCCTCGGCGGTCAACCGATTGAATTGTTAGATGGAAAATGGTGCTGCCGGAGGGGATTGAACTCTCGACCTCCCCCTTACCAAGGGGCTTGCGGGAGTGGTCAATTCTGTAGTCGTCGCAGTGGGTTAGGCGGTCGCTCGGGTGGGTTGCGTGTCAGTGGCGGGACAGCCCCAGACGCGGCTGATGGCGGGTTCGTGGCCGGTTGGCATGATGTGGGCATAGCGTTCGACGAG